GATGTAGTTTACTACACTTAATAAGTAGTTATTTAATCATTAAAGGGGTAGGTGGGTTCAATCTGCCTACCCTTTTTTAATTCATAGAATATGGCGTGTACATTAACAAAAGGAAGAAACGAGCCTTGTAAAGATGTAGTAGGTGGTATCACCTCTGTGTACTTTGCAGACTTCGGAACATTAGGTGCGATTGGCTACGATGGCACTGCTGGTGAGACTGATGTGATTGAAACATTTGGAGGAACTCCAGATTGGTTTGAGTTCAAACTAAAAGGAAACTCTAGCTTCGAACAAGCTGTTACCTCATCTCGTGAGAATGGTACAACCTTCTACGAGCAGACATTAAACTTGACCTTCAAGAAGATGTCTAAGCAGACTCACAACGAATTGAAGTTACTTGCTTATGCAAGACCTCATGTGATCGTAGAGGACAACAACGGCAACAAGTTCTTGATGGGCTTTGAGTATGGTGCTGAGGTAAGCGGTGGCTCTATCGCAACAGGTGCAGCAATGGGTGATCTATCAGGTTACACTTTGACCTTCACTGGTCAAGAGAAGATTCCAGCTAATTTCGTAGATGCTACGATCACAGCTGATGCTTCTAACATCTCTGACATCTAATAGTCTAAACGACTAGAATCAAAAAACCCCTTCCAATTACGGAGGGGGTTCTTTTTTGGTAGGAATTGCACCTACCTAAGAGAGCAATGAATGGCAAATATACCACATCTTTCCTTTTGGGTTTTATAATTAGATGATAATTGTAGAAGAAAATACAACGGCTACGATCAAGATGTACCTCCGAGACTTTACTACGGAGTCATTTGAGATTGAGATAATCTCTGAGGATCAGCGTAAGGAGGTAGTAGACACTGCCCTTAGTGGAACATGGAACGACTTTAGAAAAGTGCTTACCTTTACCTATGATGTATCTGCTCTAGTAGCAGAGAACTTCTATGTCGTTAAGATATGGGAGGCTAGTAAGGTGAAGCTACTTTCTCAGGATCGTATGTATATCCTACCTTCAGGATCGGATGTTGCTACATACCAACCGAAACTAGCAGCAACTGAGAAAACAATGGACAACGAATTTAAGATCTATGGCGAATAACATAAACTTCGTGCAGCTGTCAAGCTACACCTCTCCAACGATTACAGAGAACGCTCGTAGCGGATGGGTAGAGTATGGCGAGGACAATAACTACTTCCAGTACCTGATTGACCGATACAACGGATCACCTACTAACAACGCAGTAGTGTCTGGTATCATTGACATGATATTCGGTAAGGGTATAGATGCAACAGATTCAGCACAAAATCCAGAGGGCTACTTGCAACTGCGTAAGCTGATTAAGGATAGCGAACTGAAGAAGGTCATCAACGACTACTACTTGCTAGGGAACGGAGCGTTCCAAGTCATCTACAACAGAGACAAGAGCAAGATCGTTGAGGTGTACCATATGCCAGTAGAATGCCTACGCTCTGAGAAGTGTAACGCTGAAGGCGATGTTGAGGGTTACTACTATGCTTATGATTGGGGTGCAGTACGCTCTAAGAAAGGCGTAGAACGCATTCCAGCCTTTGGTTATGGCGAAGCATCTGAGAAGGTAGAGATACTCTACTTTAGACCTTATAGATCAGGAAGCTATTACTACTCACCAGTAGACTATCAAGGAGCGTTACCATACGCAGAGCTAGAGGGTGAGGTTGCAAACTACCACATCAACAACATCAAGAACGGACTAGCTCCTTCTATGATTGTGAACTTTAACAATGGTGTACCTCCAGAGGAGGAGCGTGATATCATTGAATCACAGATTAAGCAGAAGTGGAGTGGTTCATCGAACTCAGGTAAGTTCATCCTAGCGTTTAATGATGACTCAAATAGCGCAGCGAGTATTGAGCCTGTGCAACTATCCGATGCTCACAACCAGTACGAGTTCTTATCTAGAGAATCACAGCAGAAGGTACTAGTAGGTCATAGAATCACTAGCCCTATGCTGTTCGGTGTTAAAGACCAAACAGGTCTAGGCAATAATGCTGATGAGATAAAGACAGCATTCCAGCTGTTTGATAACAGCGTTATCCAACCAAAGCAAGACCAAGTCATTGCAGCACTTGATCAGATACTAGGATTCAACAACATTGCACTCAACCTATACTTTAAGACTCTTACTCCTATCGAGTTTACAGACTTAGAGAACGCTAAGACTACTGAGGTAATAGAGGAGGAAACAGGAGTCAAGATGAGCAAGTGTTCTATGGATATGCCAGAGGAGTACGATACTATGGTCGATGACCTTATCGCTTTAGGTGAGGATGTAGATGAAGATCAATGGGAACTAGTAGATGAGCGTGATGTAGACTACGATCAGGAAGATGCACTAGACTCTACGCTGAAGTTTGCCTCTACTGGTACAGCAAGACCTAACGCTAACAGCGAACAAGATGGTGAGAATGTAGAGGGTACTCAGTTCCTAGTTCGTTACAGATACGATGGAAGCAAATCACCACAGCGTGAGTTCTGCCGTAAGATGATGACAGCGAACAAAGTCTATCGCAAAGAGGACATCATGACTATGGACAACCAAGCGGTGAACGCTGGGTTCGGAGTCAATGGTGCAAGTACCTACTCTATCTGGTTGTATAAGGGTGGTGCTAGATGCAAACACAAGTGGGTTCGTAGAACCTACATGAGTAAGGGAGGGGTAAGACCTGATGTTAAGAGTCCGAATGCTGAAACAATCAGCACAACGAAAGCAAGACAGAAGGGCTTTAGACCAGAGGCTAATGACTCAAAGGTAGCTGTAACTCCTAGTAACATGAAGAACAAGGGGTTCGTGAACCCTCCATCTATTAAGGACATTCAAGGAGGTATATAATGGCGCAGATACTATTTGTCAGCCCAGCTGATGTTATAAAGAGAACAGGAATCAACGGCAATGTGGACAGAGATCAGATGATCCAGTTCATCAAGATTGCTCAGGACATCCACATTCAGAACATACTAGGCACTAAGCTATTCAACAAGATAGCTAGTGATATCAATGGTGATACTTTGACAGGTAACTATCTTACGCTCTTTACGAGCTACATTCAGGATATGGTGATACACTATGCAACGATAGAGATATTGCCTTACATCCACTATAAGGTAGCAAATGGAGGCATCTATGTAAAGGGTGCAGAGAATGGCGAGAGCGTAACAAAGCAAGATCTGGACTACCTAGTACAAAAGGAGCGAGACATCGCAGAGCATTACTCTCGTAGGTTCGTAGATCACATGGCGTATTATAGCAGCTTGTACCCTGAGTACAACAACAGCAGCAACGATGATATGTACCCTAGTAAGAATCAGAACTTCAATGGATGGGTTTTATAGTGAAGAAGATCTACAAGCCAAAGGCTTCAAACATAAAGAAGCTAAAGGTGTATCTAAAAAAACAGAATAAGAATGGGTAACGGCTACGGAGCAATATACGGAAGCACTTGGTGGGGTTCACAGAACGACATCAACTTCAACGAGATTAGCTACTACATCTATGCGGTAGATGAGTTAAAGACACGAGCATTAGCTGATGGTGCTATTATGGAAGGCTTTGGTTGTGCGAGTGAGTCTATCCGTACAATGGGTGAGAGAGATTCAGCAGAGGCGATGTTTGATGCTTACAGCGTTAGGGTAGTTGCCGATAGCGGAGCTACGGAGGCAAGAATCTGTACTATTAAAGAAATAAGTTTACTACGATGAGTATATACAAGTCAAGCAGTTTAGCAATGCTTCCTACTGCGTATAAGGATGGGAAGTTGTATAGTGTACGCCCTACTGATGGTAGTGGGGACTTCACATTTAGTAGGGGTTCAAATCTTGCTGCTACAAGAATTTCAGCTTCGCAGTTAATAGAGAAGGGTAGAGAGAATCTCTTGCTGCAATCAAATACCTTTGATACTACTTGGACTACGACAAGAGCAACTTTTGTTGGTGGTCAAGCAGGGTATGATGGCTCAAACAACGCTTGGGCAATGGTTGATAACACCACTAATAGCACCCACTTATCTGCTCAATCATTATCACTCGGAGCAAGTGTTGCTACTTTTAGTATTTATGCAAAGGCTAATGATGTTGATTTCCTTGCGGTACGCTTTGAAGGTTCATCAGTAGATTACGCTTACTTTAATTTAGCTTCTGGAACATTAGGCACTATTGACTCGGATTATATTGAGGCAAGAATTACAGATGTAGGTTCTGGTTGGTATCGTTGTGAAGCAACGAGAGTATTAGCGGCAAGTGGAAATCAAGTGGTTTTATTAGCTGCTCAAGCCAACAATGACCCAACATACGCAGGTGCAGGGACTACGGCACTATACATACAAGACTCACAAGTAGAATTAGGTCTC